GTCGCCGAAGGCCATGCCGTAGTTGTAATTTTCAAGTATCGGCTTTGTGACGCCCGTCAGCTTGACGATGCGCCCCTCGGAACTGGAGATGTAGAAACAGCTCTGCAGCGACTCATCGGTCTGGTTGCCATAACGGGCGATGTTCATGAGTTCGCACGGCGGAAAGTTTTGTCCGCCTGGCACCTCGGTGTCGGGGTATAGGGTGACCTCGATGTAGTTTTGGACGGCATTGACGCTGTTGATGCGCATCCATGAGGTGTAATAGCTGGCAGATGTGGACGAGGTGGTGGCTGTGGCTAGGTTGTTGACCATGCCCTTGATGACGTTGTTAACGTGCTGTGCGGTGAAATAGCCCTGGTATTTGGAGCGGAGGTGGAGACCGTAGCAACCTGAGCCTAGGTCATCGACCTGCTCGATGGTGTCGCTCTCGGTGAAGAACTGGTCACCCTCGAAGGCTGAGAGTCTGTTGACTATCAGCTCAAGCACCTGCATGTATGAGCGCACCTTGATGCTCTCGACCTCAGCATTGCCATCGCCGTCGATGGCTGCGCCCTTGCCTGTGGCCATGCCAGAGACAAAACCACCAAACTGTGCACCTTGGTTGAGGTGAGCCACCCCCTCGGAGACAAGCCCCTTTAGGAAGGTGATAAGTCCCATGGCGGCATCGTCATGCTCACGAGAGAGGTATGCACCATTGTCTTGTGAGGCATAGGCTAGGAGGGAGAGGAAGGCATCGCCAATGCGCCTCGCTGTATTGGCACCCTTGGCACGCTCGTCTCTGATGGACTCGAACGCCCTCTGCAGTATCTCTGTATTTATTTTATCTGCCATCGTATTTGTTTATTTTTTGCAAAGTTACGAAGGAATGGTGCAAATTAAAAATACGTTATAAGGGTGTGCCGAACATCTGCTTGAAGAGGTCAGCCATCAATCCCTTGTACTCCTCGCCATAGAAATAGCCCTCCATATCGTTGAGCTTCATGATGGACGCATAGTATTTGCGGTTGAACCATGGGCGGCGTTGGCGTGGCTCACCCAGATGGTGCTTGGCACGATATTCCGGGTCGAGGAACTCTAGGTCACCTGGGTTGCCATGGTAATAGCCATTGCCAGTGCCCGTCTCTTGGTAGAGACCATAGAGCAGGAACTTATGGGCAATCGTGCGGCTGGAACCTCCGAAGGAAGTAGCCTGCACGCTGTTGAAGAGAGCACCCGTATGGCGGATGCGGTAGTGCATGATTTTCTCCTTCCAGATTTTCACCATCTCTTCTGCCCATCCACGCTCATAAGCATAGATATCTTCCTGAGAGACGGGAGTCTTGACGTTATTCATTCCATTCTTCATTGTTGTATACCAGGTCTAGCGGCTCGCTAACGTCGATATGGAATTCCACGCCAGTAAGCCCGTTAATGAAATAAGCACCTATCTCCCGATTGTCCACCTGGTCGCTCAGCAGATAAGTGAAGTCGTTTTCCCATTTCATCTTATCGATGATGATCCTGCTCAGAAACTGCCGGAATATCTTTCTGCAGGTATTGAGCTTTTCCTGCCGGTCGTTCATGTCGTTCAGTTTATATCGCATCAGGATCCATACCGTATAGGTAACTACCTTACGGAAGCTGCCGTCACCATTGATGGCTACGTTACCGTCGTTGGTATCATCTATAACGATGAAATTTCTGCTCTTCGACATATTGCTCAGCATACCCTCAAATGCCGTCGGACTGGAGCAGGTGGTAGGCATGAAACCGAGATTACTGCAGAGTTTATTGCGCTTTGCCAGATCTCTGAAGTAAGAGAAGGCATCGAAGCCTACCTGTACCGATGGGGTATTGATTTCTGTCTTAATCATGATTTTTTCAGTCTTTTGTTCAGTTCTTCAGCCTCGCGTGCCTTGGCATCCAGTTCTGTGAGCGCCCGCCACACATCGGCTTTTCTGATAATCTCTTCCTTGGTGATGTCGCCTCCCGTGAGTGCCCGAATCTGTGCATTCATCGCTCCTACCATATCGTAGTCTTCACCTCCTTCGGCTGCAGGCTTGAAGAGATGAGGAAACTTTTCCGAAAAGTTATGCTTTATCCGCACATACCAGAGAAACACGCCCATGAGTTCTGGTACCGTACATTCGATGCGGTCCGGGCTCTTGCCCTCGCCATCCAGATAGAGATACCGTGCCAGTTCCTTGAGAGGTTCTTCGTTCGACTTATCCGACATCATGTACTGCTGGAAATAGTTGTCGGCTATCAGATAATACTCGAACGGATAATCGTAGAGCTCTACATCTGCAGCCTTATAGAGACCAATGGATTCGAGTCTGTTGTCTGCCCCGTTGCCATCGAAAACATAGTCGAAAGCCTCGCAGAAACTTCGGATCTGCCACAGCTCAAGAAAGAATCTTGTCTTCTTGCCCTTATCCGTCTCCACCTCGCAGAGCCATCCGTCTTTCTTCTCGTTGAGTACGTCTATGCCGGCAAACCGGGCAAAGAGATAAGTTCTTACCTGCCACTCTTCCCACCCCTGGGTGAGCAGGAAGAGCGCATAGCGCAACTGTTCCTGTGTCAATTCACTCCAGGAATGAGGAACGTGAAGGTTCAGCGTTCCGTTAGCATCCAAAGAAGAAGGTCGGGTCGTCAGCTTTGTTTTCATACGCTTGCATGTGATTGGCCTTGTAGGCCGATGAATCCTTATATTTTGGGAATTTATCGATGTTTTCTTCGATAAAGTTGGCTACTGCAGTATAGGCGAGATCCTTGTAATGTGGATCAGCGGGCGTTTCGCCGGTAGAAATGTGAGCGCCGATGAAATGGCACATTTTTACGATGGCATGCCGATGAAATGGCTCATATTGTGCCTTGCGCTCCTCCTCAAGCAACTGTTCGATGAGTGAGTCGGAGAATTGTCTGCGCAGAGCAAGTTCCGCAGTACCTATCTCGCTCCGGTGGGCTGTCAGGTCATCAAAAGTTACGAAACCGCGTACCGGCGAGTAAGCCCTCAATACCAGAGGCGACCAGAAGAAGGAGGCGATGTTGTTGCTTGCCTGAACAGTCTCGCTCCATCCTTCCACCGTGCGCAGGCGGTTCAGAATGCCGTGCAGCTGCTGGTCCTGCTTATAGGTCAGTTCTCTGAACAGGGCGTCAACCCTCGCCTGTGATGCGGGAGAGATATTTTCGTTTGATACTACGCCGAAACCGTTGTCGGTCATTACGAGGTCGTTGGAACGGAGACGCAGGATAAAGGTCTTCAGAATGACATAGGAACGCACATTCCCCAATATCGGACTGTCCTCCATACAGGCTGCATCTTCGAAGTCTGAACCGATAACCGTAGCCACCAGGTCGAAATATACGTTCTCCAGCGCAGGCTGCATCTTCGTGAAGACATCTTCAGAAGCAGCTCCCACGAATGGAAGGAGCTGCTCAAACTGTTCTGCGGTAATATTAATCATCTGTCTTTGAATTTGGATTGTTAGACACTTTCTTGGCATCCTTGTTCTCATCAAGGGTAGTGAGCATGATGAGCGGTACATCCGGATAAACCTTCTTCTCCCAGTGGTTGAAGTAGATGATCACCCAGTGAACCGTCTCCATCAGGTCGTGGAATGCCTTCTCTATGCTCTGCTTCAGCGTGAAGAGCTCGCGCTTGTCGGAACCCGAATTGTTGCTCTGACTCTTGCCGGGAGTGGCGCCCACCAGGTTGGGATGGATGTTGTCGGCATAGCACTGCATGTTGTTGCTCTCGGCGATATCATCGCTGTAGTCGCCTCCGTCCTTCGAGGTATCGATGCGGGTGATGCGCACCATCTTCACCTCCTTGCCGTCGGGCGTGGTATAGTAGCCCGCTATCCAGAGCTTGCCGCTGTTCTCTATGCCCGAGATGAAGTCGCGTATCTTCTCCTTTTCGGCAAGCTTGCGCTTCTTCTGTTCCTCCGTACTGGTGATGTGCTCCTCCTTGAAGATGCCGCGCCAGTAGTCGTTGTGTATCTCTACCAGGTAGGGGATGGTGGCGTGGTTCTTCAGCTTTGCCATCTTGCCGATGGCGATGAGACGGGAGATGTCATACCATTTGTCCCTGAAGATGGCGGAGTAGTAGGGCACGGGATAGTACTGGCAGCCCGGGGTAGGGAAGCGGGTAACGATGGCGAAGACCCTGTCTTTGCATCCCGGTTGCCCCGACTGTCTTGCCTTCACCTTGCCGTTCTGGCCGTCCAGCCCCATGCGCTTCTGCAGGTCGCCCAGCGGATCCAGCTCGTCGAGCAGCGGCAGCACCTCTATGTTGGCTGGCACAGTGGCATTTCTCCAGTTGGCATAGAGCACATATTCCGAGCGTCCGTTCACGCTCTTGGTAAACCGGCAGTAGCACGCCTCCTTGTGTCTTACCGCCACAATCTTGTCGCCCTTCTTGTTGAGCACGATGGCAGATACGCAGAAGAAGAAATACTTCATGTCGGTAATCTGTTCCAGGAAGAAGCGGCTCATCGAGTTGTGCATCCTGAATAGGTTCACTTCCCGGTCCTTGCTCGGAAGCTTGGTCTCCACGTCGTTGTACTGGAAGCCCATTCCATAGCAGGTGAGCACGTTGAAGAGTTTGTTCTGAGCCATCACGCTGCTCCTGCCAATGTTGCTGATCAGTTTGTAGGGCAGCTGGTTCTCGTAGCCGAAGGGTACATAGGTATATTTCTTTCCCCCGACTTCCACGCTGACGATAGGCGTGGTACCATCATCATCGAAGACTGTGGACGACTCCGTGAAACCGCTCGTGGGCGATGATGTCTGATAATCCATCACCTCGCCCATGGTGGCATAGGTGATGTCTATGTTGTTGCTTTTGTTGTTGCTTGCCATAATTATTATAAGTATATTGGATGATCGTTGTATCTGAAGATGAAGATGTCTCTCACCTTGCGTATCTGGTGGTTGACGGGATTGTAGAGGTTGTGGGTGCCCTGTTGCCATGAGGAACTCTTGACGAGCCAGCCCCTATAGTGGATGATGGAACCATCGCCAGCCTTCCAACAGTCTAGGTCAACGGGCGTGCGGTCGATGCGCGAGATGTCGAGGGCACGGCGCAGCTCGTTGATGTGGATGGCCTTGGCGGTCTTGTTGTCTGTGTTGTTTGCCATATCTGAAGGAGTTTAATTGAACGTATCGTCGAAGGAACGGTCGAAGATCTTGCCTGAAGAGGTGTCGATGTTTTTGAACACGACATTCTGGATGCGCTGAGAGTACTGGTATGAGAAGGTGAACTCAGCGAGGTCGTCAGCCTCGTTGGTGCGCTCGCTCTTGGAGTCTGTGAGGGTGATTTGCTTATCCTGGGCATAGTCACGGAACAGGTAAACCTCATCGGAGCGCAGCAGGTCTTCGGCGAAGTGTGCCATGGATGGTGGGATGATGCCCGTGTCGCCCTCGAAAGTGCGTGTCTCTTTGACTTGGTAATTTATCTTTTTGCCCCCGATGACGGCACTCTTGCGCTCGAAAATCGGTGCGATTTTCTTCTTGCCCAGGCAATAGAAAATCTCTTGGCAGCCGAAGCTGTTGGTGAAGAGGAGCACTGGGTCGGCAATGGAGCCTGTGTGGTCAATCTGATATTGCTGGGTGCGGTCGCCCACGGTGACGGTGTAGGCGAAGAGGTCGCCCTCTGATGCGTCGCAGTATCGGTCTGGTGAGACATCGAATGAGGTGATGCCGTTGGCGGTGTGGGTAGGTGTGGCTGAGGATGGAACCTGAACGGTGGTGACCTGGTTGTCTTTGAAGAACTGTGCCACCACGGTAGGGGTGGAGCTGTTGATGCCAGCGGCATGGAGATATTCACGATGCCCCAGTCGAGTGAGCTTGGTGCCATCGAGGAGGGTGAGGAAGTATCGGTCTATGAATGATGAGCACGACATGTCGATGTCAACGGTGGCGTAGTAGGCGATGATGGCACCGCTCGACCATGTGGCGATATCGCTCTCGCCCTGGTGCTCTGTGATGTCGATGGTGAAGGAAGCTGTCACTGTAGGTCGCACGGCATCGGCGATGAGTGTGCCGAGGTCGTAGATGGTGATGGAGCCAGAGACTGGGTAGTAGGTCTCGCTGAGCAGCTCCATGCCGTTGCACTTGATGGTGACGGTAGCGGTGTCGCCCGATATCTTAAATGTAAAGGTATCGAGCGACGATGTAAACAATGGCGAAGTTGGTTTTGTTGCAGTGATCATATTGTTGTCTCATTAAAACACTGCAAAGTTAGGAAGGAAAGGAGGAAAATAAAAATACCCGATAGTCTTGCGACTACCGGGTACTGGGGGATAGAGCTGCCATGCCATGTGCCTAAGGCCCCATCCGTCGTTTTATTGTTTACTAAAAATGAAAAAAAATGATCTTGTTTTTTAGAAGGGGGCATCTCGCTGCAGGTGCCAGGTGAGACCGCCGCCCTCGACATTTACCATGTCATAGCCATGCGAGTTCATGTACTTTGTGATGGTAGAGATAGAGATTGTCACCATATCGGAGAGTGCCTCTTGTATCTCTCGTGAGGTCTTGAACTCTTGTGGATCAACCTCATCGTCTGGGTCGTATGGCTTGTAGTCGATGAGATATTGATCTAGGGCTTGCTCCACTAGATTATCCTCAGTCTCCTTGTCTGGCTCTGGTGGAGGGGCTTGGTATGTGCCGAAGCCTATGATGTGCTTGCGCTCTTTCATGCCACACCTCCTTTCGCCTTCAGAGCCTGGTTGATGGTCTTGAAGAGGTTCTCCATGCGCTTGAATGCATTGAGCATCAGGAGAACCTGTCCGGCGCCGCCGAAATCATCCACGGCATTGGTTATTACCTCGTTTGAGATAAACTTGTCTTGAGCAAACTCAAGAGTCTCGATGAAGTTGTCCAGCTGGTCAACGTTCATCATATCTACTAGCGCATTCCAGACGTCTGCTGTCATGTGCAGGTTGGTTGAATTATTTTCGTTCATGCCTAATCGTTGTTTATGGTTTTCCACTTGGCCAAAGTCATATTGAGTGGCTCAGCCTCTTTAGCTCCATATCGAAGAGCAAAGTAGCGATGATCATACCATCGGATAATAGTCTGCTTGTTTGGAGCATCATCGATGAAAACAACTGATGCGACAACGTTGTTGTCTCTCCAAAATTTGATTTCTACCTTATAGGCGTTCATCTGCCTGCCTTTAATAGCGAAGAACTTGCACTTGCTGATATCCTTGGCTGTCAGCTTGTGGATGCGTCTTCTGCGGTTTCTACTTTTCTTCATCATGCTACTTCCCCTCCGAAAATGAAACCACCAATCATGACAACAGCCATCACAGCTGCGAAACCAACCATGGTGAGCACAACCTCTCCATAGGTCACGGTCTCCCCGCAGATATAGCTGAAGGTCTCGCTCTTGGTCTTGGCGAGCTTCTTGATTTCACACTTGAGGGTATTGATACCCTCCTCAACGCTGATGCCTGCAGGTCTTACCTGCGCATCACTAATTAAAATTGAATTCTGCATATTGCATCATCTTGTAACCATTAACAGCCGATTGTACAAAAGGGTGGCGGCTGCATTCCCCGTTGGTTACAAGATGATGGCTTATCCGGAAGGACAAATCAGATCTTACGGTTCATGCAGCCGCCATGTATTGGGCATATCTATTTTCCCAGTTGGAAAAAATTATTTTCCCAGTTAGAAAAAAAGATTTTCCTAGGCATAAAAAAAGCCTGCGGCTAGAAGCCATAGGCGAAACGGTCGCCCTGCCGGATAGACTACTATCATCTTGTAACCGTTGGCAAAAGTACGAAGAATATTTGGAACCGCCAAAAAAAAAGCGAGAAATTTTCATTCCTCGCTCATTTTTCTTTTCAAAACATGTTTAACAACATATTATTGCTCATCTTTGGTAATCAACCCTGCTCGAATCTCATCATCATTCTTCACTCTCTTCACTAGAACATAGTGAATGACTGTCTGCTGTTTCATACCACCTTCAGATACATAGTATGTACTAAACAGCGACCATCCTTTCTTAGCCATATAATTCACGGCTGCCATGACGGTATTGAACTTGATCTGTTTGCCATCCTCACCATATAAGCTCTCGAAGGAACCTCCACCATTGGAGACAGCTCCCATATCAAGCATGACCTTCACTTTGCCGACACCCCAGAAGTTATATGCCTTGAGGTCGCAATAAACCGGATACTTACCATCCTCAGACTGGATGGTGCTCTGCGCTCTAGCGCCAATAGCCATAAAAATGATGGCTAAAATTAGAATAATTTTCTTCATAACTGCAATTAATTGAATAAATTCCGGTGCAAAAGTAATAATATAATTTGAAAATGAGGAATGAAAAGGAATAAAAACGGAAAGAAACCGGAATGAATCGGAATCATATCCAGGAATGACCGGAAATGACTGCGAAAACGACCGAAAACGACCGCAGGATCTCCCTTCAGTTCTGCCACTTCGAGGAATGGATTCCTCGGAAATTCCCCGATTTTCCCCGCATTTTCCTCGATTTTCCGTGCATATTCCGCAAAAAAATACCCCCGGTACATTGAGTATCGAGGGTTTGTTATGCTTATTTCTGGAAATATACCTTAAGTGGTAGTGAGTTCTCTACGTCGCCGATTTTGAACGAAAACTTATAATTACCTTCAGCCGGGAACTGCAGGTCAGTAAACTCGAAGATGAAGTTGCTGAAGAGATACTCATCTGAAGGGTGTGGCTCAATCTTGGAATTGATGGGCTGGCCAAGAATCATCTTGCCAGTGCTCATCTCTGTAACCCCTGCCGAGAACTCTTGCTGAAGTTTGCTTTCCTCGCTGTTCATCTTAACTCTCGCTACCATGAAGAGGTTGCTCTTAGGCAGCGGTGCTTTTCTTACCACATAGTGGTCAAAAGTGCCCACGATGGTAAGTTTGCCGTCATTATCTTGTGCAAAGTCACACAATGCAAGAATATCTATGTTCATTTTATATGTCCTTTAATGTTAGACTCGATAGCCGAGTGTTTGAAAAGTTTTTTATAATTGTCGAATGAATATTTGAGTTTGCTCACCGTGCGCTTGTTTGTGCTCACTAGGTTGGCTCCATGTCTGCCAGAGATGCCTTCCTTGGTATTGAACTTCAGTGAATTTCTTTTGGAGTCAACCCAAAGCCTGATGGCATCGCCTTGTATCTTGTCACCCACATTGCCATGGACGTTGAGATCTTCTCGTATTTTCTTGTCCTCTTCGTTGAGCTCAAGAGCTTCGGTGATTTCTACGGAACTATTTCGGTCTAGTTCGTATAATGTCATCTTTTTGCCCGTGATAGGTTCCTCTTTGAGTCCCTTCCACTCAGCCCTTCTGGCAATGACATCAGCTTTTTTGCCCTCTATGATTTCACCTTCTTTGATATATATAGCCATTATTGGAGACTTTTTTGCATTGATTTTTCACTGAAAGAGAATACCTCAGCCATATCATCAGGCGAGGTGATGCTCATGAGCGATGGGCTGACCTCAAGAGCCACCTCAATGTCTTCAATGGAAGCATCTTTATCTTGTTTGATGATGTACTTATCCTCATGCTCTTCAATCTCTTTATCAAACTCTTCTTCGGTAATATTGCCGTCAAGCATTTCGCAATATAGTTTGAAGTAGTTGCGCTCACGTGTGCGGTTGTTAACGGCACGAGTCATCAACTCCTTGAGTCTGTCGGCAGTACTGATGTTGAAAAAGTTAGCCTTATTGGTAACACCAGCGAATGCAACCTTGCCAGTACCTTTGTCTTGTATAGCCACAACAGGGCTGCCATCAGTTTGGTATGTTGTATATATAGTCGTTGTATTGCTCATAATTCACATCCTGTTTATATTAACATGGTGCAAAGATACGGCTATTTTTTGTAAATCGCAAATTTAATGATAAATTTAACAACAAAAATTGCAATAAAGATTGGAAAATGGTATATAAAGAATGCTCGACCGCTTTTTGGCTCTTGCCAGACGCTTTCGCCGTAGGCGAAAATTTTTGGAAAATGAGGGGGGAAGGTTTTAGCCTTCCCCTTACCTTATTATATATATATTATAGCTTGCCTTTGTCGTGATAGCTGTAGAAGCTGCCGTCTGCCATGATGATATGGTCCATGAAGAAGATGCGCATGATGTCGCACGCCTTGGCTATCTTTTGCGTGAGTAGGTCGTCTGCCTTGCTTGGCTGTGTACTGTTAGATGGGTGGTTGTGTGCCACTGCCATGATGGTGGCGTTGTTGAGCACGGCTTCCTTCATGATGAGTCTCACGTCCACGGCAGTCTCTGTGATGCCTCCTTGACTGAGGTTGATGCACTTGATGAGCCGAAAGTTTTGGTTCATCAGTATGACGTAAAACCGCTCAGTATCTAGGTCTTGCACGATTGGTCGGAGATAGCTGTAGAGTGCTATGCTGCTGCCTAGGTCTGGCTGCTTCTCAGCCTTTTCCATTTGGTAGCGTCTGCCCAGTTCCAAAGCTGCCTGCAGTGCTATCGCCTTGCAGTCTCCCACACCTTGCACAACCTCTAGTTCCTCTAGTCTTGCCTTTTTGATGTTCTTGAGTGAGCCTTGCATGACGTTGTAAATCTGCCTAGCTTGCTCCATGCTCTCACGTGTGCCTGCTCCTCTATTGAGTACCAACGAAATGAGTTCCACGTTGGTGAGTGTCTCGAAGCCTTGGTTATAGGCTCTGTACTGTGGTCTTTCCTCCATGCAGAGGTCTTTATAATTTTGTCGCATATCGTTTATATTTTGATTAGTTATACATTCTTTTTGTTCTTGCCAGGAACATGGCACCCATGACCTGTGCTCCACATTCAGCGAGTTGGCTTGCAAACTCGTTGGCGGTTGCTCCGCTTGTGATGACATCGTCGAAGATGATGACTTTCTTTCCCTTGAAGTAGTCTCTGTCGAGTCTCACGCTGTAGCCGAAGTCTTCGCAAACTCGGTCTGCGCTGAGGTGCTTCGCTGTGCGCTCGCCATAGATGGCAAGGTGCTCGTTGCCGTTCTGTACCTTTGCGCCTTGGCTCACCTTTTGGGCGAAGCGGTTGAAACGCTTGCGGTACTTTTTGTTATTGGCTGCTGGAGCGCAAACCAAAACAAAGTCGTTCGCCTTGTCGCCATAGGTATCTACGAAACTATTTACTACCATATCGGCAGCATAGTCTGTTGCCCACTGCTTGCCATCCTTGAAGGCAAAGATGAAGTTTCTTACCTGCTCAGCTTCAGCTGAAGTATCGAAACGCTTGGAGTTGTACTCGTAATAATTGAAAGTCTTCATACGCTCTAAATTTTTATTCTAGCCAGAGGGAGAAAAGGAGCTTTTTCTTTAACTCGTCTTTGTCTGCCCGTCTGAGAGTTTTTTTTATTCTGTCCGTCGGTCGTTTTTGTCGCTTTTTACGGTGCAATGCAGACGAGCGGAGAAGAGGTATAAAGCCAAGGAATTTAGGCAAAAGTTTTAAGGAATACCCAATCTCAGATTGTGGAAGGCTGCCAAAAAGTTTTGGCTAAATAGAGCCTTGTGCCGGTACTTGGTGATACCGTCCGCCGTACCTTTGCTGAGGAAAAAGAGATAATGACTGACGGATACCACTCTCATACAGGAAAAGCTCTCGGAGCGGATAAAGCGGACAAAGAAAAGGCTTTTTGCCTTTACCCTGATGTTTAGCCTCAGTGGCGTTTGAGCGTTATGGATGCTAGACCGATGAAACCGCAAATTTTAACATATTTACACGATATGAGAAAGGGTAAATTTGCGGCATCAAAAAAGCCATGTTTTTCGGAGTTTGGGGAGAAAAACATACCTTAGAGCGATGAAATCGCAGCATTTTGCAGTCTTCGACCTCGGGGCGGAGAGGGCAAAATGTGTCGTTTTACGACAGGTTTTCCACACCCAAAGAGTGGAAAACCCCGATTTTATCGTGGTTTCAAGGGATTCAAAGGGAAAGAATTGCCCTTTGTCTCCGAAAGGACCCCCCACCGCCCTGCGCCCGAGCGCGCCCTCGACCCCCTTGGATTGGGCGGAATATGTAAAGGACCGTTAAAGAATTTGCAAGAATGTAAAACGTGTTTTTCATGTGGAGATAGTCACGGAAGGGCACGAAAAAAGGGAGCACGCTTCACAGCGCACTCCCCTCATCGGCGGTCAAGCAAGAATGCCAGCCACCATGTTATTTATCTAATAAGTAAATCGGTCAGAGTATCAGAGCATGGAGCCACAGGAGACGTAGCCATCAGCCTGTGGGAACTTCTCGATGCCAATCATCAGAGAGTCGAAGGCATCGGAGCCATCGGTGCGAGCCTCCAGCTTGTCCTCTTCGGTCTCTGCCAGCTTTTCGCCTCGCTTATCCTTCTTGCCATTGTAGACACCAGCGAGTCGGATGGATAGGAGCATGTCCTCGTTGTTCTCATCATTGATCATGGCACGGTGGTCAGCCTTGCCCAGGAACATGCGGTTAATGAGCAGCATTTTTTCTATATGCCCCATCGGGTTGCCCAGATAGACCTCGTTGACATACCAACCATGGTCGGTGAGATAGTTGGTGATGAAGGTGTGAAAGTCATCATTCATCAGGGCGTAGTTGTTGCCCACGAAGGTGGAGTCATAGTAGAAGTTGACCTCTTTGCAGCGATGATATGCATAGTAAGCCATGAACTTGTCGAGCAGGGTGGGCAGCTTCTCCTCATACTTGACAAAGATGCTCTTGAGCAAGCGTGCCTCTCCACGCAGGTTGTCTTGGCCAATGGCTATCCAGTTGATGAGGGCGTTGGCATCGAAGGCGATACAGAGCGGTCGGTCTGGGTCAACGTCAGCATCCATTCTTGAATCAACGTGCTGCAGCTTTTCCACATCATACTCCAGGCCATCGAGGTAGTCGAGGTTTGGAGCAGAGTAGAGGTTGACATCCCTGAGGTTGGAATAGAAGCCATCGAGCGAGATGGAAGGTCGCTTGCACATGATGGAGGTCTGGAAGGTGAGGGCTGGTAGGTCACGCTTCATCTGCTTGATGAACTCCATGCCCAGCACCTCTACATTATAGACAGAAGAGTACTCCTTGTAAAAGAGAGCCTTGGAACGCAGTTGTGCCAGGAGTAGCCCAATCTCTTTGAGTCTGCGCTTGGCATATAGGCTGATGTGGCCAGAGGTCTTGATGCGGTTGCGTATGTCATACTCCTCGACCACGAGTGATGATATCGCCTCTATGAGGTGAGGGTCGCAGTCTTTTTTATAGTTGAGGAACCAGGAGCCTTTTTTAGTCATGGGCATATCTGAAGTAATGAGCATGCCATGGTGATAGTAGTGTTGGCCAAAGAGGTTGACATTGCCTCGGTTGGCAGGGAAAGTCTCGTCTTTGAGCTGCTCAAAGTCGATGAACTTAGCCTCGTCGATGTCGAGGTAGTCGAGCGAGAGGGAGTTTGACGTGCCCTTGCGGTCTTGTGAGATGATGGTGCCGATGGAGCCGTTGTAGAACGATATGGTGTTCTCCCAGTTGGAAGGAGGGATGACAGGATCGGGCCACCCCAGCTTTTTGGGCGGTTTGATGCCGATGACATAGTGCTTGCCACGGTGGAAGCCCCATCGCTCCCAGTGCTGTAGCATGGACGGTATGGTGTTGGTGAGGCATCGCTTGGTGTTGGCGGAGACGAAGCCGCCATTGCTGCCAGGCATGCGCTGCATGTTGCGCAGGTTGAAGGTGGCATGGAGAATGCTCTTGCCGATGCCTCGACCGCCCACGACCACGTTGTCGCGAGCGGAGATGAGGTTGACCTCTTGTTGCGCCGGGTTGAAGTATTGCTCTATCATGTTGTGCCCTCCTCTTGTTTGATTTCCTCTGTAGGTGTATACTCCAGCAGCTGCTCGTCATAGTCTTCGCTCTCGATCTTGATGAGATCCATGGAGTTGTCGGTGTATTTTTTGATGAGCTTCTTGATGGTGCCCATCACGTTAGGTATGCGCTTGAGACCGAGATGGCGAGGGTCTGAAGTAGGTATGAAGACCTGAGGCTGTATCTGGTCATAGCCGTTGTCGACAGGATCTTCTTTGTCGAGCAGGTGATATTTGCCGTATGCGGCGGCAGCTGCAGCCATGGCTCTGGCATCGCCCATATTGTCTGCCTTCTCGTAGGTGCGCTGAATCATCTGGTCGAAGCGGTACCGGGCAAAGTCCTTGGAAACCTTCTGCAGGTTGCCCAGTATGAGCTTGATGAGGTGCAGGTCATTATAAGCCATCATGCGCTGCACCTTGTAGTCCTGCATATCCTTGAAGACAAGTTCCTGGTCTGTCTTGCGTGGATTGATGAGCCACCAGGCATAAAGAGCCCGGATGCGCAGAATGCGGTCGCGCACGGGTGCGGGAACATTCTGTGCATCCATCTCTTCGGGTGTGCGGTCCATCAGGTCGATGATGGCATCGATGTTGGCTGGTTCTCTCATATCTTGATCTCCTCTATCATTTTATTCAGATATTCATGTGTGCGCTGTACGGCTTGAGGTGAGCCGGCTGCAGCCAGCTCCAGCTCATTCCTGCGAATCTGCTGCCTGACTTTTGCCATGCCCAGATAATAGACGCGCCGGAGCTCTGATGCAGGGTCGAGAATCTCATCACGCAGAACATCCTCCTTAATATCCAAAAGAACGGACATCTCCGAGATCGGAGTCAGGTTCTCTGCCAGCTCTTGCACTTTGTTGAGTAACTCCTGAGTAATTTCCATTGATTCTTAAGCTTTGATTGTCACAATGACTGGTATATCCATTGAACAGGTCGGCAAAGACCTGTGGTTCCGTGGTGATGATGGTACTCTCGTCACGGCTGCCGTATGTCTGGTTTTGGGACGTGACGACCGAAACAACATGCTGATCATTCCGGAAAAGCGTCACCTTGGAATGGTTCTCGCCCAGATAGACATCATCGAAGCATGCCGACATAAGCCGCCACAGGTGTACGGTCTTCTTGCTTGCCTTCACATCCAGCAGCATTTTTGCCGACGAGATGCTGCCCGAATCCCGCATCAGGCGGAAACCTCTGAGGAACTCCTCGGAGGTGGAGTAGGAAGACACCCACACATCAGCAGGACCAATCTGTGAAAGGATCCACTTGATGAGTCCGAGTGTGTGCAGGTGCCGTCCGAAGTATGCCTGTGTCTTCACCTCATCGATGGGCTTGAGTATATCGGCAACTTTAACCCTGGCTGGCATTTTCGGCGAGTCTGGCTTTAGCTACACGGTCACGGTCGGCACGTGTCACCTGGTATGAGTCGTAGGTGAGCATATCGGCACGATACTTCTTGTCGAGATCCGAAAGAATCTTTAGATGCTCGTATCGGTCGCATGGTTCCTTGTCTTCCATCGCCTTGAGCGTCTCGAAGGTAGATTTGATTTCCTTGTATCGCTTGGCGTTGATATCCCAGAGGTCGGCTACTTCCTTGGGCAGGAAATCGTGATCCTTGCGCTTGCCCTTACGGACAACAGCCACTCCATCGCTATCCGAGGACGGGAGTTCTGTATCATCGGTAGAGGCATTTTCCTCGATGGAATCGCCGTTTTTCTCCGATTTTCCCTGATTTTCTCCGTTATTCTCTGCTTCTCCTTCGGCAATGATAGCCTGGGCTTCAGGAATCACGATATCGTTCATCTTCCTGACCTCCTCGATGGTCATGTTGTCGAGACGGATCTTGAGGAACTTATTCAGTTCATACTCTATGTTGGTGCGGTATGCCTGGGGCTGTCGGGTTGCTCGGACATGATAGAACCGGTTCCGGTTGAGACGGAAGAGCATATCTGCTCCCTTGATGATTTCTGCATCCGATTCGTGCTTAGAGTTGAGCCACTCCTGCATCTGTCTGGTAAATTGATGATCCATATTCAATATATAATAAGGTGAAAACAAACAAAGGCGGCTCAGGCACGAAGCGAGAGCCACCTAAGCAAATCAGTATGTGTAGTTATGTAAATTTGGGCAAATCTTACGCGTGATCGGTTGCTTCCCAAGCAGAGCCATCGCTGCCCTTGATATCACCTTCATCTGTCTCAAGCTTGCCATCATAGTATGGAGCAGGGCAGAAATCGGTGGCCTCTACGCCGAGAGTTGAGGTCTTTGAGTCGGTAGCTCCGGCGCCGCTGTTCTGGGCAAATGTGGTCTTCACCGGGAACATCTCGTTACCGAGAATGCGGAAGCGGCCATTAGGATCCTGCTGGGCATAGACCAGTTCGTCATTGATCGCCATACGGCCGAAACCGGTAATATCGGCATCTGTGCCGCCGATGATATACTCTGCCTTGTTGAGGAAGGTAGCTGATGGAGCTTCGCCCTGAGTCTCCGTGGTGATGGAAGACTTGAGTGCTACGAGGTCAACTGCGTGCCACTTGGCATCAGCGGCAAGAGTGAAGTCACCCTTATAGGTGGCGAGTTCCTCCAGTCCCTTGGTGGTATCGCCAGGATCTGGAAGCTTTGGCCATGCAAGAATCTGCGAAAGCGGGATGGCCAGGAACTTCGGCTTAATGCCGGGACGAATAATCGTACCCGGACATTTGCGCACAGATTTATATAAATCTTTGTTAGTACATGCCATATTTTAATCTCCTATATTATATAAGGTGAAACATTAGACGTTTCCGTCAGCGGTAGCGTCCTTGCCACTCTGTTTGCCGCCAGTCTGGCTGGCAGATGATGTGGCTGCCTTCTGGATGAGTGGCTTGGTACCATCATCGGTGATGAACAGGGCTCGCTCCTTGTTGATGCTCTCAAACTGGGTACCGAAGAACTTGGTAGCGATAAAGTCGAGTTTCCATGGGTGATACTTCTCGACCTTAATCTGCTCAGCATCGTTGTTGTTGATCTCGTTGACGCCCACCAGCATGTTGTTCTTGGTAGTAAGTTCAAAGAAAGGAGCATCCTTCTTGTTGGAAAGGACAGCGAACTCAACGTTGCCGAATCCTTCTACGGTGAGGTGGTTGTAATCCTTGTTGTAAGGAGCAGCACCAAACTTCTTGAGGAAGGCACGGTTGTAGAGGTTGACGAATGACTGAGGAACGTAAAGGTAAACCTTATCCTCTGCCATCAGCTCTTCATCGGCGAATTCACAGATGCCCTGTGCGAAATCTACGGCGTTGTCGTCGTTGATGGTCTTGTTGTCGCCCAGGATGTCTGCAACCTTGATGAGGTTTCCGAGGCCACTGGAAAGCTTGCCGGCATCCAGTTCAGTCTTGGCAATGGTATCAAAACCATTGAAGAGGTCAACAGAACCTGTTCCTGTAGGGTTGCGTACTGCCTTGAACAGAACCTTGTCGAGGTTCTTGCCGAGCTTCAGGGCGAGGAGCTGAAGAACCTGCAGCGTGATAGGCACATTCTTCAGGGCATCGCCATTAGTGACGTTGGCGCCCCAGATGGTGGAATAAACTGAGTTAGGTGAGAACTTGATATCGACATTGCCAAAGAACACCTCCAGGGTACGAGGTGTAATCTTGACGTTGCCGTCAGCTACGCGGTTCTCATCGTATGGACCGAACTCAGCACCGCCTGTAAGTTCTCCTACGGTCTCTGATACACGGATGCCTGGGCGAAGAGTCATGTAGCTGAGTGACTTCTTCAGACCTCTGGTAGGCATGGTGATTAACTTATTACGGTAGATCTTTGCCGTCTTTTGCAGCTGTTCCTTTACGTCAACAGGTGCAACAAATTTATCATTCTCTGCCATATTATGCAAAATCAATTAAAACGTCCGATACTTGATCTGAGCAGAAGTCCTGAGCCTTGTTGTCATCTACGGCAGTGTGGGTTTCGCCACCCGGTTCTTTCTCCAGATCCTTTACTTTCTCTTCAAGGTCTTTCTTATCCTTCTCCAGGTTCTTGACCTTATCCTCCAGTTCCTTCTTCTCGTTCTTGACCTTATCGAGTTCCTCGTCCTTGGTCTTGATCGAGCTGGAGTCGGCAGCAATCTTATCCTCCAGCTTCTGCATTTGCTCCTGGGAGATGGTGCAGTCCTTGGCTGATTCCTCTGCCTCAATGCCCTCTACGTTGAGAACATTGTTGATGTGAGTCCATTTCTTAATCATATCTAAAACATTTTTGTGTGAGTTTTCCTTTCCGAAGATTCGTCCCAGGAAGCCCGGCTTCTTCTCATACCAGGAATTGACGACCTCTGGCAATGCTGGAAGATTGTTGTACTTGATGAAGTTCTGTGTTGACTCCGTGATTTCAGCCGGCTTGCCATCCATCGACTCATCGACTAAACCGAGATCGATGCACTCATCCACGGTATGCCATTTAGCTTCAGACATCACCTTGATGATATCCTCGTGCTTCTTTCCCGAGCGATCGCAGTAAACATTGGCAATGATATTGTCTATCTTCTGCTGGTCTTCCTGCTGCTTCTGCAGCTGCTCGATGAGGGAACCGATTTCTTCCTCATTGAGGGCGCTCCATACAAACTGCTCCGTGGAACACTTATGAACCAGGAGCAAACTGTACTTGTTCATTCGGATCTTCTTGGCGCCCATCGCACAGATGGTGGCGGCAGATGCAGAGAAGCCCGCCTGAAAGTCAACCGTCACATCGCCATGGTCCTTGAACATCTGACAGATGGCGAGACCTGCGGAAACCGCACCGCCCGGCGAATCGATGGCTACATCGACGTGCTTGCCTTTGTTGTTATTAAGGATATCGCGGACCATAAACTTGGTCCACGACCCTATATAACCGGTGATAGATATTTGATATTTCATACAACTTAGCGAATTTGATTGCCGCAAAGTTATATAATAAGGAGAAGAAATAAAAAAACTTATTCTATGATTTGGAGCGGTCTGATGACGTCTGTCCAAGTCGCTGTATAGGTAATCAGGGAAGATTCCGTATGTGAACTTGGCAGGTTTTCTGTACGGGTGAGTACCGGATATGGTCGGCGGTCGCAGCCCATAAGGTAGCGAATGCCATCTGCCGTGGTGATTCTGAAGGCTAGAGGTCGGTAGTTTGGATCTATCTGCTCGCACGACTTGAAGGTGAGCTTGGAGGTGAAAATGCGGACTTTTGACTCTACTTTGTCGGAAATCTCACAACTTGACGGAACTTTGCATTGAATTGACCGGAAGTTAGCAGCCGACGGTACAATGCATCTCTGATCCATAGGGAAGACGACACTTTTGAGGTTTTCTGCCTCTGTCATCTCAATCTTGATGATGTTTTTGATGTATGCCATATTTCTAAGTTGTTTGGTTATTTCGATTATTTTCATTCTGTTCGGAGTTGTTCGCCGAAACGGAAAAAAATGTATTAATCTTTATTAAATCTTGTTGTTGAGTTTAAATTTACGCCCTTTTTTGCGTGCTGATCGCGCATTCTGTAGAAGCATTGGCGCACGGTATCCTCATAATCAATGCCAATGCCATGTTGCTCGCACCAGGCTGAAATGAGTGATGAAAGCTTGCATGAGCGGTCAGCGATGTCCTTCAGGGATGCCCAGAGGTCTATCTTGAAAAGGTCGGTGATCATCTCCTTCACGGCTCTTCTGGCACGTGGACCCAGGTAGTTGTACTCACGTATTGGCTTTGCCTTGGATTCCGGAAGCGAGATGGCGATATACTCATTAGGGTGAATGAGCCATCGGCTCTGTTCGTACTCCTCATCTTTGAAGGTATTCGTCACGCTCTGGTGCAGTGAGACGGCATCCGCCTTCTCCATCTCTTCCTGGCTCTCCTGTTCTACAGGCGACATTCTAGCCTGAGGCGGTTTACTTGTGAACCGACGTATGACGGCAACCTCGTTGCCGATGATAGGGAAAATAATTGGATTCCCATAACTGTGGTATGCCCATTGCCTGATATGCGCAGGAACTTTGATGTAAACGACTTTATTCATAAGCAATTTTTCGGCAAAGATACAAATAAAAATTCGAATAGCTAATAATTATTAGTAAAAAACTAATAAATATCAGTAATCTTGGTGTGATATAATTTCGTCCGAAAAGTTTGTATTTTTGTATCGTGTAACTTTGGCTTTATAACTCTCTGATAATCAGCGTTATTTTCTTGATACATTTTTCAGATACAAAAAAGTGGGCCAAAACAAAGTTGTAACATAACCTATATGAAGAAGTAAGCCGCTGATACAAAAATGGTTTGTTACAAACTCCTAAAAGTTTGTAACTAAGTTGTAACGCAACTTTGTAAACGTCCAAAATTGGATTTAACCCCCTCTTTTCTAGTTATTTATACCTTCTTACTAACATTCTGTTACAGAGTTACAAAAGATTTGTATAATAAATAAGAAAGGGGAGTGGGGAAAACAGCGGTAGGCGGGGGAAAAGGGCTAAAATGAGCCTGTCGGGCAGGGCTGGCCATACCTGGTGAAGACGAAAAAGGGAGCGATGAACAGATGCTCATCACTCCCTCGTAACATGTGAAAAGAAATATAAAAATCAGCGAATTTCGCTTGAAAATTTTGCCGAAAATATTTGCATAATTCAGATATTTTTTGTACCTTTGCACTATAACTTGGGGCTATATACCCTATTATATATGTAGGGGGGTTAGAAAGGTTCGTTACTATTAGTATCTATCTTGCTCCAGTCGATTGTCGATTGATAATCACCCTTTTTTGCTTGAGTTTCTTCTTTTGGAGAATCACTCTTCTTGCTTCTGAGATAAATCATCTCAACCGGGCTTCCATCAGGATGCGCTGGATCTCTTCTGATAATGCGATGCTGGCTGTTACAGAGGTCATCCGGGTTCAGGGCTTCAATGTATGGGCATAGCTCCACAAATGCCTTCAGCTTCTTGGTAAAGCTCTGTGTCGTTGCTTTGTTAAGGCCAGAGAACTGTTTGAAGTCTGTAAATGCCTTTTCTCTTACGACAAACTCGTCGAGTCTTCCACTCTCCTCAGAGAAATAAGAACTGGCCCAATCCTCGAAGTTTACACCCATATCAGCTTTAAACTTGCGCTTAACGATATTCTCCATAGGTGGCAGTATCTTTACGGGTTCTCCCACGAGAGATATGTAGAAGCGGCAGCATTGCAGGAAGAAGTTGATATCTGCGTTCCATTCGGCCTCAGAATAGGTCTTGGAAAACAGATCCTTGTCGAAGTCATCTCTGATGCTTCTGGTCTCCTGGTAGTCATTATCCTCCGTGCGCTGATGATAATAGTCTGAGAACACCATATACAGCAATCTCGCCTCTGAAGACGGATCGAAATCTGCCGGCACATAATTAGTAGTGAAGGCAATTTTCGGGCTATCCTCGAAAGGTATAGTGAAGCTCTGGTTGTTCTTTGGGTTTACAGTCATATCTGAAGTAATATTATCATAGAAGAGTCCTGTGTTGAGATACCGGTCACAGTCATCGAGCAGCAGCATCTGAGTGTGCTGGGTTACCTGGTCGAAGACATGAGGGTTGTCCATCAGCTTCGGGTTTCTACCGGACAGCTTAACGGTCTTCATCAGCAAAGAGAGTGTCTTGAAGAAGAAACTCTTACCCGAACGGCCGTTGCATTCGTTGTCTTCGCCGATTTTGTTGTCCATGGCCATAGGCGCCCATGCTCGTGAAGGAGACTTGTAATGATGAAGCATATACCCGAATGTGAATATCTTGTTGATGAGGTTCTGTTTCTGTTCTGCAATCTCGACATCGGTCAGGCCTTCACCTGCGATATCGAATAGATGAGCCTTATGATATGCTTCTTTCTCATCAACGCTTCTCTCCTCGAAGTTGTATTCCAGTTCCTTGCGCCAGTAGGTGCGTGAGGCGTTGATCAGATAGCCAAAGAAGTGAGAACTCACGTTCTTGACCTCGATATCAAACTTCGGTCTGCCATCCTCATCGATGGTGCGCGTGATGGTGAACATATCATCGAGCTTCTTGAAGTTATGATCGATGACGTTCTCCTGCCATACGTAGTTCTTGAGCGAGCTTCCTTCACGCTGATACTCAATCAGACCATCCTTGGTTACCTCTATGCTGACACGAGGGAAGAAGAACAGCTGTGAATGATTGGTGTAGTTGGTGAAGTCAAGCGTTATTTCCTGGAGTGAATCGAGCGCAGCGCTGGAGAGCTTCGGGGTATTCAATACCAGGTTGAGAATATCTCGCTTTTCTGCTCTGTCGATGACCCATTGTCGGCAGAACTCACGGATATCTCTTGTGGTGATGAGCTTCACGATGTTACCGGTGATTCTTACATACTTCGTGATGGTGGAGTTCTCGTCGTGGAGCGTGTAGAAACCGTTAAGGCGAAGGAAATTGTAGAGGCACGCAGTATCGATATAGTGGTCCCAGGTGTTGGACTTCTTGTTGAGCTTGCTCACCCAGAAACGGGCAGGCATGGCCAGCGTCATCAGGTTGCGGAAGTCCTTGCGGGTATTGCGCAGCTCCATCCAGTCACGGAGATCCTTGCGGCCTTTTCCTCGGTTGTCGTGGTAGGTCCTGAGCCATTGTGGCAGCCAGATTGTATGTATGTCAATGTAGCGCAGGGCAAGTTCCGTTCCCTTGGAGATACCGGTCTCGTCGATGTCCGGTATATTATAGAGTACTTCCACATACTTCATGATTTCTCTGTATTCCTCCTCGCTGAGCTTATAGGTCTCAGAGTTGAACCATAGAGGGTGATAACCGAGAGACTTGCAGCAGAGGCTATCTCGTTCGCCGCTGCAGATGAATGCTTCAGGAAGTTTCTGTTCTTTATAGACCTTCGATTCATCGACGTTGGTCTTGTTGAATTCAGCCATCTCCTTGGCGTTGAACTCATGGTATGCTTTCTTGAGCTCAGCCAGACCATTGATGTACTTCTTAGGCTTGACACCATCAGGAGTATATGAGAATCTCCACTGTTTGCTGAAGTTGAGCGGTTCGTATATCTTGTAGAATTTTACTTCCGGTTTCTCTCCTTCAGCTGGAGAAACCAGGCACTCACGCATGAAGATAGGGTAGTGCTCATTGCTGTATTTGATCTTGACCTTGCGGTCTTTGACATATCCAATCCATTTGGCTGAATGCCAGTTGAGGGCATCCACATGTTCCTGCTTCACGTTTGGACCAAGAACCTTCAGTTCATCTTCCGTGAATTTATCATTGAGTTCAAAGATGCGGGTACCATCTTTCTCATCGATGGTGGCATCACGTTCTGCAAAAGTAGGCTTGTTTACATCCTTCTTGAGCTCATCGGTAACGTTATACTCTGCTGCCAGGCGAAGGATGGCATCAGGGAAACGGTCGATATTCTTCTCCTTCATATAGAGATCGATAGGAGATTCTGCATTTCCTTCGCCTCCAAAGTCTGTTACTCTCCAGCATTCCTTGTACTTCTTCAGGGAACACGATGGGGTATTCTCCTTTCGGATGGCAAAGTGCTTCTTGGGCGTTCCTGTGCAGTATTTCTGCACGCATTCTTTGGCGTCCGGGTATAATGCGATGATTATGTCCAGTCCGTCATCGGTTGCCTGGTAAATCTGTTCTGCTTTGATCATATTTCTTTTCCTTTAAAAACTGCCTGCAAAGATAAATGTTTGCAGGCTCAAAACAAAATACTTGCTGCCGATAGCCTTAATGCCTTAGGATATGTAGCTTTACGGCTTTGTTGACAGCATTTGGCTGAGATAGGTTGATTTCTGAGAGAATGCGGCTTTCGAATTCCGCTTGTGTCTCGAATCTTTTACGTAGTGGGGGGGTAAGGAAATCTATGATAGCCTTATACCCTGATTCCAGTGTCATTATTGCTTTCATATTCGTTTATTTTTTTAGGTGTACATCCGAGTGGTTCAGAGCTATGCTCTATATATCTGCGAAATAGGGGGCAGTATCTTCCGTTGATACAGTTCACCCCTATTGGGCAGCTTAGACATTTACTTGGAGGCATCTACTTGTACGTTAAATCTATCGTCGTGGAGAAGTAGCTTGGTGTGGATGTATTCTGGTCGCTGCTCCTCTTCGTTCCATCTGATTTCCCGGAAGTCTCTACCGCCTACCTCACATTCGGAAGCAGTCCCAGATTTATCCCATTCGACAATATGATCTTTCCCATCTTTGGTGGGAACTATACCTAATATACATTTGCCAAAACGGTCGTTTCTAACTTCATATATAGTAGCATCAGGGAATTTTTCCTTGATGGCATCCTCTATAGACATAGTTTTAACCTTTCTTTTCATTGTTTCTCATTCTATATTTAACAATTCCTTCTACAATTCCGTCTTCAGCGTCATCGTAGAAAAGATTAACCTCAGATTTGCCTTTATGGAAAGGTCCGTACGACATATCGACCGGAACGCTAGCGTCCTCGAAGTCCTTCTGGATGTACTTCAGCTGTTCGCTGTTGCACTTGATAGTCATCTTTCCCATTTACTTCTCCCATTTACCCTCGTTGATAACCTCATCTACCATCTCACGCTGGTATGGCAACCAGTTGTTCTTCTTGATCTTGTCGTAGATGCCTGATGCCGACATGCCGAATTTCAGCTGCAGAGCCAAAATGAACTTGTTGCGCTTGTTACGAGGAATCTCGTTGTACCATTCGCGCAATGAATTTTTTTCATCACTTTTTTGCATATTTTCTTTCATATTTCAAATATTATTATTAACTTTGTTGCAAAGTTACAAATAAAAATTAGAAAACGCTAATATCTTTTAGTAAAAATACTAATAGATATTAGTTAAATATTATTAATTAAATTGTGTTGTTATGTATAATGGTCAGGTACTCAGAAAGTTAATAGCAGAAGCTGGTTTAACCAAGAAACAGTTCGAAGAACAGGTTTTTCAGGGAAAATCAACTGGCTTGTATCATGTTGAAACGGCAACGAGTGTCACTTGCAATACCCTTGAGCGTATGCGTGATGTACTCAAGTGCTCGATGGATGACTTCTTTACCACTCCCGAGTGGGCCACGAAAAAGACGGGAGAAGTCATTGGTTCTAATAATGTTCTCTCGAATGTTAGGATTAACAATAGTAAAATGGAGACCCAGTATCTCAAAGAGTTAATCCAGGAAAAGGATAAACGCATCAATACATTGGAGAATTATATAAAACTTCTCGAAAGTAAGGATAAAAAGGACTAAATTCAAACGAAAATTAGTGCTTACTGATTTTTTTTAGTTCTTTTCTCCCCTATATATAATAAGGTATATCATATTATTAATGTGTTGGTTATGATATTGGGCATCTAAAATCTTATCCGGCGGTAGTAGGCTTGTCATCAGTCCTGCCGCCGCAACAATGATCGGGTAAGAAGTTGGTCAACAACATCTTATCCGATTTTTTTTGTGCCCTAATTTATTAATTTAACATTAAATATTTGTTTAATTCGAATTAAAGTGCTACTTTTGCACAATAATATTTTTATGTGCAATTAATAAAAAAGGAAGGGCTTCAATATGTCAGTATCCAAAACAAGACA